ACAAGACAGTTAAAAATATTGCATACGGAGAACACTAATGCACGTATTCAAACATCCAAAATTTTATGAAGAGTTCAGGAAGCGAGCCAAGAGAGAACAAGCCCTCAAGCGAGCAAGCGAAGGGGGGCGGGTGGGCCCGAAGGCCACAAGCTCACAAGCTGACAAGCCCGCAAGCGATCAGGCGTCAAGCGGTTCGCGAACCAACAAGCGCTGAATGTGGTCCCAATCATTCATTGCGAGGGAAGGTGTTTCTCGATGGTCGACAAGCAGACCGTGGATCGCGGAAGACTCATAAAGTTTTACGTTACCTACAAGAGGCTCTTGAAGGAGGATAAAGTTCCGATTAGTTCTGGTTTGATGAAACAATTTTTGGTGGGGGCTGAAGCTTATTTTTGGGCCTCTAGCTATCTTCATCTCAACCATAAAAAAACCACAAGAATCTTTATATCCCAATAGATCTGGCACACCGAAGGATGCCCAAGATTCCAGTCTTGTCCACTGGATTTTAGGTGTATTTTTTTTAATTAACTTCCAAAATTTTGACTCTGGTTTCACCGGAATTCCTACTTGATAACTACACTAGATTACGGTAAATTACAAGTATGACACAACCTAAAAGATTAACAGAACAACAACGTAAATTTGCAGAATTACTAGTTTATAATGAGGGTAAGCTCTCACCAGCAGAGGCTGCTTATGAAGCAGGCTACAAAACTAGAGCGCGTAAGGCTGCAGCAGAAATGCGTAACCCAAAATACTTTCCTTTAGTTGTCAAATATATAGGCGAATTAAGGGCAGAAGTAAGAGAGAAATATGGTATCACATTTGAGAAGCACATCACAGAGCTGGCACAGATAAGAAACAAAGCATTAGAGAATAAAGCTTGGAGTGCAGCAGTAAATGCAGAAGTGGCCCGTGGTAAAGCTGGTGGACTTTACGTAGATCAGAAGTTAGTTATGACAGGTAATATAGATAACTTATCTACAGATGAGATCAAAGATAAACTTAAAAAGATTATTGATGACAACAAAGAGATAATTAATATTACGCCTGAAGATATCGAATTAGATACACTAGAATTGCAAGAAGAATCCAACCTTGATTCCCATTCACAAAAAGATTAATTTTATTTAATACTTTTCTTGGAAACTTTTTTACTAGTGACCACTTGTTTATAACTGGTTTGTATTCCATTTGAGTCTGGTCCTTTCCTTGGTGGAAGTTGTTGCCATTTTACGTTAGGCATATTTTTAGTCAAGGTTTTATTTTTCATTTATTTTTTCCATACGTACTATACACCCTCTTGGGAATACATTTCTATCACTAAATAATTCATCATTAACTTCATAACTTGCAAAGGTTCTTACGTTCTTTTTATCTTTGTTAAGTAAGTATGCGTGAGTTACCATTTCTGAAGGCATAAAACCCTCTGCTGTGTGTAAGTCTGCGTGCCCGCTGTCACCCGTGATATCCACCCACGTGATTTTGTAGAAGTAATATCTCTTCTTCTTGATAACAACAGATTTATATTTAGATTTTTTAGGATGTCTCATATCAGTCTTATACTGTATAGGGAGATTTTTGGGCAAAAAAGTTTTTCAAAATAAAAAAAAGGTCGCGCGCGTCGAGTAGCAGAGTGTGCCAAAGCAAAAATCAAAAAAGCTAGCAATACCAACAACTGTGCCAAGCTGTGCCAACACCCGTGGCACACTATTATTCGCTTATACCAACACTTATAAGCCAAAATAGGGGTGTGCCAAGTGTGCCAGAGGTTTTTTTTACTTTTAAAAAAATAATTTTGCTTCAGAATTCCACTATACATTGGCACACTACCTATTTTTTAGCCCTATTTTTGACACAAATGCAATACTTGACGTATTTGTGCCATAATTAATTATCTTTTTAACCCCAGGTCCCTGCAATTCTAGGTCCGCGTACGGTTTCCATTGCTTACGTATCAGATTTAGCTCTAAAATCAGATTCGACCATTGTTTGGGACTTATGTTTTTCCCGACTATAGTTACCTTTTTCATAATCTATACACAGTTTACCATCTAGATGGTCCATCTCGTGCTGTATGCACCTGGCCTCCAAATTGTAAAATGTCTTTCTCTCCTCCTTTCCATTCTTATCTTGATACTTTAGAATTATTCTAATGTGTCTACTCACATCTCCTTGTTTTCCTGGAGCCGATAAACAGCCCTCACTGTCCCGTATAGTCTCTTCTGACCTCTCTACGATCTCTGGGTTAATAAATACCTTTTCGTTAGTCTGACTGCGTGTACAGTCCATTACGAACATTCTTTTCTGATATCCTACCTGTATTGCAGCTAAACCTATACCGTGGTGTTGGTACATAGCTTTGTACATCCACTTAATTAATCTTTGGGTCTTTTCATCTAGTGGAAAAGGCACGGGATTACTCACTGATCGTAAAAATACGTCAGGATATTTGACCAATTCTATATACACGGGACCTCTACGCTAGCTTCGGCCCCGTGACCCAAGGGTTCCTTAACTCTGTCTAAATGTTCTTGATCTAAATAATTCATTTTTATCTGCTTTGATTACAAGTCTAGCCGGGTTTGCATCTCCGATTATATTGCTCTCCTGTACTTCAATACGTCTAACATCTTCTAGATGTCCTGTCATCGTTTCAATATAAACTGGACAATCAGATATCATAGTACCTTTCTGACCTCTAGTGAATTGATCTAGTATCTGTTGTAGATCTCTTAACCTCATCTAACTTCCTTCCTATCTGTTTTATTAATTCATACCACTTACGACCCCACATCTCTCTCATCTCTCCAGATGTATTCCAATAAGCTTTGGCTATGTTATCCAATCTTTTCTGGTCTTGTTTTATAATACTCATCTACCCTCCTTAAAAAGTTATGTGCATATTTTTTAAACTCTTCGCCCTCAACAATAAACTCTTGATAATAATTATCCTTACTACACATCATCACAACACCTTTTGTAATTTGTGTATTAAATAAAATATTATGTGCCATAGCATATGCTGATAGCTGCATAAAGTAGTCATCGATCCACTCTCTGCGTTTCGGTTTATTGGTTTGTTTGAAGTCTATGATTGCATCCTCACCTTTGTGTATGCCTACTAAATCTGTTTGGCCTGCGTATAAACCAGGATAATATAAGGTACACTCTGTACCATAAAATTCTGTAACGTTAGATAGTCCACTTTGTATAACTTGTAATGCCATATTGTGTGCTTGTTTACCAACTGTTGTCTCATCAAGATAACCCTCACCCAATACATACTTCTCTAATATCTTGTGCATAGCAGTCCCACGCGTTGCTGCTTCATCCATTATCCGCGCTGCACTGTCCTCGCCCACTCGTTCTCGCCACGCTTTCAACGATTCGCGCTTCTCGGCTGATTGAGTTTGGTCCAAGATAGTCGTAACGCTCGGTAGTTTTTCTTTATCAAACACATAGTGTCGTTTACCTTCTATCTTCTCTCGTTGAGTCTTGGGGTATCTATAACTATTATTCTTTTTCATATATTTTTTAAATCCTTGATATCATTTAATTTATTTAACTTCTCTTGTTTTATCTCATAGAGCGGTGCGTAAGTTTTAAAAGAAGTTCCATCATCTCTTGTTCGAAGATCACCCTTATTATAAAAGTCAGCAGTCTCTAAAAATTTTTTCTTATCCAACCAACCACAAAGTTGTACGGTCTTTGTGTTACGATTTATATTTACAAATAACAAAACATCAGAAGATATTTCTTTTTGATAGCCAACAAAATTGTGTACCCAATCATCTCTCATATCGTGTTTACGAAGCATAGATTTTACATCTACCTTTTTATTATTTACTAAAATATCAGTATCAATTCTACCTTCATTATAATTAGGAGGATCCATTTCTAACAATCGATGCACAGTTAAATCTCCAATTAAACCTGTATATTGTTTTTCATAGTTACCATTAAATCCAGAACTACGGTTACCAAAGTTTTTATATTTTAAAACTTCAACTGCTTTTTGTCTGTCATCATTATTTATTTCTACATTAATCATTGGTTCCTCTCTGTTATCCACATTCTGTAATGATCTAAATTTACTACATTATCTTTCTTTTGTATGGTTGAATAATGTTCGATCACTTGTTGTATCTTATCTAACTTTACGTGAGCGTAAGGAAACAATAAACAACACACGTGAAAGCAATCTCTAAACACACAACGCCATCTGTATTGCATCTTGTGCCCGTTCTTTCTAGGTTTTTTATTTAAAGTACCACAACCTAAAACTTCTGTTAACCAAACTAAAACAGATTTATCAGTCATTGCAATCTCCATCGAGATTCTCCAACAATCATAGGTCCCTTTAGCTTTCTTTTCTTTGTATTTTTTGTAAGTGATAGTTCCTTCGCCATCAAATAATCCTGCAATGTACGCAGCTTCGGCCTCTGTCATTTCTTCTCCTTATATAAAGTCTCACTCTTATCATTGTAGCCATCATAATAATAACCTACAACTTCTTTACGATTATATTTCTTTTTACTTTCTACTTTTCTTTGTCTGTATTTTGGTGTTCGAAGGTCTTTGGCTACAGGATTCTTTTTCACTGTAGCCTCGCCAATGTTGCCATTGCGTTTAATTCCTCAAGTGTCGGTTCTTCTAATCGAAGTTCACCTTCTGATTTACATTTATCACACTGTACAATCATATCATAAACTTTGTTATAACCATTCCCTTTGCACTTTGGACAAATGTATTTATGATTAGCTACTTTTACTTTTGCCATTTGCTTTACCACCTTTGTTATCTAAAAAAAATCTAATAAGTCTTCCAATCATTTTTGACCGGGTCCTATTAGTTTTTGTTGCAAGTACACCCAATTGTTCCCAGTCAGTTTTGTTAACTGATAGAGATTTATATTTATTTGGATCTGCCATTGTGTTCCTTTCTTTGATTTGTTCTTCTCATATATGGGAATTTACAATAATAAAACAAGCCTTGCAAGTATTATTTTTTTAATATATTATTGTGATCTCTTCTCACACCTTTTGTTTGTTCGTCCCTTTCTTGGGACGGGCAGACAACTTTAGAATGATTCTTAAGTAACTATTTTGCCTTCGTCTTTTTTAGGAATACAAGTAAATTTAGGATACAACTGATTATTATTTATTTCTTCTTTAGTAAAATTACCTTCAGCATATATAATCTCGTAAGACTCTGATAGCCCTGCTCTGATACAGTCGTGATGATCTGGAAATACTTTTGGATAGTCTTTGTTGGTGTAGCACTCTCCGCTCATTGCAGAACAAATATAAACCGTCAATAAAAATTTCATTATTTCCCCTGGCCGCGATACTTCTTCCACGAACGACGTTTTGATTTATTCATTTTACATTTACTTGGAGTACGTCCAATCGATGTTTTATGAAAGATAGGTTCATGTGATACGTGATCTTTAAATTTTTTCGCCATCGTCGTCTAACCATTCTTTTACAAATGGTTTTGCTCCTTTAGGTGCTGTTATAACTGGTAGATAAGTTATCTTACCATTTATGTGTTGTTCTAAATCTGCTCCACAATTCATACACCTAAAAAAATCTCGGTCGATACCCACTAACATAGTGAACTGATCACACGTTGGACATTTACCGTTGACGACTTCTGCTTGAAATTTTATAGTTTTATTTTTTTTCATCAATCAAGTATTAACTTCTTAATTGAAAAAGATCCATCTATATTTGTCTCAAGTTCTGCTGAACCAGTATAGCATTTATAGGATACACTTTCTGAATATTGTCTCTCCGCCTGGCGCTTACCACGTAAACACGTAGCCATTGATTCTTGAATACGTGCTTCATTAATACTTCCATTAACAAACATAAGAAGAGTTACTACAGTTTCTATCATAGTATTTTACCTTTGTTGGTCCCTTGCTTTACAACGTATTTTTGTGTACCATGCTTGCCAGTTTCAACTTCTTTTTTTAAATTTTTTACAAAGCTCATTTGTTTAGCTTTCTTTTCCATATCTTCCAGATACTGTAAAATTTTTCTAGTTACTCGTTCCATTTTTATATACTATCTCTCTGTTGGCATCTTTTAATTCTTCTACATCTACTAATAATTTATTAATCTGACCTTCCATAAATTCTATTTTTAATTTATTACTCATGTTCATTTCAATATTTTGTTGTAGTTTTTCTACTTGTTTATATAGATCTTCGATTAACATGTACTGCTCCGAGTCCGCAGGAAGTGAACCTAATTGTCCTCTTGGCCATTTTATTCTAAAGTCTGTGTTCTCTGTTAAATCTTTCTCCATTAACTGAAGTCTAGTGTCTGCAATATTAAGACGCTCTACAATCTGAAAATAGCCCATGGTGCCGAGGGCGACGATTATAATCAGGGAGACTACCGTCTTCATAGGCATTTGCACGGCAGCCTCTTCTCCGATATGTAATGGTTTATTACTCATCTAGGTAAATACCCCGGTTCCATAAAGAAAGCCATTAGAACAAGTAATATAATTAAAGTTCCTGTAAAATAGTAATTCATTCCTGGCTACCTCTATTGTCATAGCCAAGTATTTTACACTATTTGTCTTCTATTTTGTAGAACATTTTGTCCGTATCTTCTGTAATCCAACCTTGATTCTCAACATTCCATTCCGTAGTTTGAACCTTATAGTCTGGAATGTCGTTTCTAGTGGTAAAATTACTAATATTCCAAAGGATACGATTGTTAGGCTGAATAGCATAATTCCCATTATCAAGAGCAAGAACGTGTCCACACTTATGCTCGTGAGGAATCTCACTATGTTCAGTGTCCAAGATATTAGTTTCAGGATGACACCAATCAATCGTGAAGAGATACTCTCCAAAATATTCTTTTTTATCTTTTCCGAAATATTTACCGCGTTGGGATGTTAGATAACCAAAATGATGCACACTAGGATAATAACTAAAGCTATTCCACAGCTGAAGGGTGTCCACTTGCATATCTGGCACTGCGTTTCTGTCAAATTCTTTTTGAAAAAACGCTGATATAGGCAATCTAAAAAAGACCGCACCGTTTGGTAACATAATGTGAAATAGTGTTGCAGCTCCTGCCATAGATGCGAGCCCGAAGACAACACACTCTTCACTTTCTCCGTGATGTTTTTTAAAGTCATAAAGATACTCCTTTCGTACTTTACAATACATTGGTGGGATATCAGCATTCAATAAAGCCATTACTTAATATCGCCCCAATTTTCTCCTTGTTCGTAATCCACTTTGTTTGGAACTTTTAAATCTACTGCGGATTCCATTATGCTAATTATTTCTTCAGCTTTTTCTGGAGATTCAACAGAGATATCCACTTCATCGTGAATTTGTATGTGTGGTATTATACCATTTTCATACAATGCTACCATACTTTTTTTAGTCATATCTGCTGCACTTCCTTGTATTAATTTATTCAATGCTTTGTATGTAAACGCACGTTTAAGTGGTTCATCATATTCTTTTCGCGCTTGTTCTAACGGTAATGGTTTAAATATACCAAACTGTGTAGGTTGCCATAAATCAAAATGACACGCTCTACCAAGTAAAGTTCTAATCTTACCACGATCATTTGCTTTACGAGATACATTGTCCATTAGTTGTTTAACAAATGGTGCCTTTGTGTGATATTGTTTTATTAATTTTTCTGCAGATTCTTTCATCAAACCTAACTCTGCCATTAATTTATTTTTACCCATACCATACATCAAACCCAAGTTAATTGTTTTTGCTTGCTTACGTTCAATGCCTGCCATATCTGCAACAACCTGGTGAAAGTCTGCGTCACCTGCATTGTATGCATCTACAATTTCATCTACACCAGATAAGTTTTGTAACTTTGCGTAGTGCACTAAAATTCTAGGTTCTTGTTGTGAGTAGTCAAAAGATCCCCACGTAGTATTTTCTTCTGGAATAAAAATAGATCTAATCATTGGTCCTAGTTCTGGATGTCTTGCAGGAATTTGTTGTAGGTTTGGATTACTCATAGAGAATCTACCTGTCACCGTTCCGCCTGCATCTGATCTAATTTGATTTATGTCTGCGTGTATTCTACCATCAACTGCGTGTTTAGTTATTGAATCTATAAATGTAGTGTGAGCTTTGTTTATCTCTCTTGCATCTGCAATTAGCTTTGGTAATTCGTGTGGATGGTTTTGTAAAAAGTTTTTTGTAAAACTTGGTTCTTTACTTTTTTCTGTCCTGTCATACGGAAGTTTTAATTTATCAAAAGCTTTTGCGATACTTCGAGCTGCGTGTATTTCTACATTAATTCCTGTTAAGTCTTTGATTTTACTTATGATTTTAGACTCACGTTGCATAAGATTTTTTTTAATTTTATCTGCTTTCTCAAGATCAACTCTTACACCTTTGAATCTCATATCAACTAAACAAGGAAATAGTTTTGTCTCCAGGTTAAATACATCCCAAAGTTCTTGTGTGTATAGTTCTGTTTCTAATCTCTTCCAAAGTTTAAGTGTAGACTCCGCATCACGTTCCGCGTACTGTCCAACAAAAAGCGCTGGCAATCTCCACATATCTTTTTTAGGATCTAAACCATATTCTTTTGCTGCTGCATTAAGAATACTTTCGTCTTTACCCATACCTATATAAAATCTTGCTAGTGTATTTAATTGATAAGACAATCTGTTCTCATCAATCAAAGACGCTGCTATCATAGTATCAACTACTTTACCTTTAACTATTACTCCTGCTGATCTTAACCAACAGATATCATACATTGCATTGTGAAATATAAAGGTAGTATCTGGTTGATTACAAATATCTTGTAACCACGATAAAACCAATTTTTTGTCCATATTACCACCAGACTCGTGGTGGATAGGAAAGTACCCTGACCAGCCCTCTACGGCCACCGCAATGCCAGCAATGTGGCCTTTTCCAGTGACATTACCAGAGCCTAGCTCTTTTAGGTGTGGATCATTAGTCTCTAAATCGATTGCTATTTCTTTATGTCCTCGAAGATCTTTTAGTTCTTCTGGCATTACCCATTCCGTTTCTGGAGTAAACAACGGGATCTGGGTACTTCTCACGAATAGTCCCTTTCCAATATCATTTCTAAATAGTGTATTGCCTTCTTCACGTCCTCTTCTTTTCCTTTAGATTGATGTCTACAGATATACTTTATAGCGTTGCCTTCTGCAAAAAGCAACTTGTTTTCGTTTATAAAGTGTGCTGGCTGTATGCGAAAATTTTTATAATGCTTCCCGCCGACCTGTTTTTCTAAACTATCATATGTTGTTCCTTTAAATAATTCTTTATTTGTCATTTTTTCCTCCTTTAATAACTTCAAATTTTACAGGAGGTTTCCAACCATCCAATACATCTTGAACAAAAGCTTTATAAGCTAAAAATCCTTTTTCTGTCATATGACCTTTTGAATTATAAATAATATCCATTGTTAATAAACAAGGAACTTGAGTTTCATCTTTTGCATACAAAGGAAAATTGTCTTCTATTATTTTTTGATGTTTATCATAGTCATCTAAAAAACTATGACGACTTTTCATAAACGCATCTTGTATTATTTGTCTCTCTTCTCTGGTATTTTGTTTATGTTGTTTTGGTATTTTCATAATATATAAGCTCTGTCAAAGTCTCTTGGATCTAGCACGTGTAATTCACGCTTCGCTCTTGTTGCACCAGTATAAAATAATCTATGTAATTCATCTGGATCATAACTCATTGTTTCAAGCGCCGCGTTCGTTATATCTTGCATCAATAAAACTTTGTCTGCTTCTCCTCCCTTCGCTCCGTGTATTGTTGACATTATTATACGAGGATTTTTATTTAGTGTTTCACCATTCGCCCTCATATTACGAATGTAATTCTCTGTCATAGGATCTAGTCCTTCAAATGCTTCGTACCATACATTGTCTGTAACTAAACCGTGTTCTGTTTTACAATCTGTAATTAAATATTTTTGATCTGCGTGTAATGTTTTACCTTTTCTAAATCCTTCTAATACATTTGATCCTAGGTATTCGTATATGTTTTTTATCTCCAGGTGATTTAATTTTGCACCTTTACGCCAAGCTTCCCAATTGTTTAATGCTAACAATAGTTTAAGTGGTATAGAGTTACGTCCTTTAAATTGATAGTACCAACCTCGAAGTTCGCATACTTCTTTTACAGAATCTAAAAAATGATTTGCAGAAGATAAGACTAACCAATTACCTTCTGACATATCTACCTGCGTAATATCAGAATATCTTTTTAAGACTCCGTGTTCTTCTCTAGGTTTATAATTTTTATCAAATCTGTTTTGTACTTGACCAATTATCTTTTGTGATAGTTCGTGTATGGGTCCACCAGGAATCCTGTAAGATTGATCTAATGTTTGTATATCATCTACTTCTTCTTTGAGTGCAATGAAGTGATCCACATCTGCACCAGCCCACTTAAATATAGCCTGGTCATCATCACCTGCAATATAAGTTTTCTCTGCACGACTCCACATCTTTCTTACCATTTCCCATTGTAACAAAGATAAGTCTTGTGCTTCATCTATAAATAACACTTCAAACTTATTGTGTTTTTCTTTTGCAATATAATCTTCTAGTAAGTCATTAAAATCTTTCAAACCTTTTTCTTTTTTAAATCTTTTTAATTCTTCTGCTAATAAAAATAATGTGTTTCGTTCTATGTCTAGTATATTTTTTCTAGAATCATAATACTCTAATAGATCTATTCTTTTGACTGCTGCTGTATTTATTATTGTAAGATATTCATTGTCTGAATTAAACGTACCATCACCTTCAGAGAATCTTGCTACCTTAATTGGTATACCACACTTCTCACCAAACTCTTTGTAGTCTTCGCTACCCATCATTTTTTCTCTCGTCATACCTACTTGATTAAATGCATATGAGTGTAATGTTCTAAAGTAACTTAAATCATTATCTATGTCCAGGCCAAACTTATCCGCGGCCCTCGATGCTGCTTCTGTTGCAGCTTTTTTAGTAAATGAGAAATACCCAATCTGTTTTGGTCTAACGCCGTCCTGTATGAACTGATCGACTAGATTCAACAGTGTTGTTGTCTTCCCTGTTCCTGGTGGTCCTAATATTATTGTTTTCATATTTCTTTATTTTCCTTGTTAATAATCTGTTTTTCATTTTAAGATATTCGTTTTCTTTTTGTAGTTCCTCTAACTTCAAACGAAACCTTAAGTGCCAATTTTCTCCAACGTCCGTATCAAACATTAAAAATCTTCTTGTTGATATGGTGTTTTAGAAACAGAAGCTTCTGTCTGCTTCATTGTTTTAATTTTAATTAGCCTTGGTTGTTGTTTCTTTATTCTTACTCTCTCCTCTCCTACAAATTCATCTAATCTTTTAATTAAATTACCTGTTTGATTCTTATCTTTCTCCCAATGATTTCGTTTACAAAAATTATAAAAGTCTTCCATTCTAAAGTATGTGTATTCTCTCTTCTCATCTGTGTATGGTAGTTTGTTAAATACATCATCTATTGTTCTTGCTGATTGTCTATTCGTTGTCCAATCTTGCAAGAGTCCTGTAAGTTCATTCATTGGATTCAAAGACTCTAGTGGTTCTACTTCTTGTAGTCCCTGCATCATCGGTTTTAAAAAATGTTGTTTCCAATCTTTTGGTTTTGGTATTGGTACTACCAGGTTTGCTTGATCTAAACACGCCAACGCGAATAAGTTTGGACTATAAAGTTGTTCTGATTTTAGTTCTATTCTTTTTTTATCTACATCTAAAAACCATTGTGGTGGTGTTGATGCATACTTTGTAAGACTACCTAGTACAGGCATTTCTTCTTCACCAAAACCTACACCAAATCTTTTTGTTCTACACAAACCAGACTGACATACTGCATTGATGGGTGCATCTTTACATCTATACTTATCATAACCTTTTCGATTGACTGATTTAATTAATTGTTGAACCTCACTATTACTTAATGGTGGTTCCATAAATTTCATATTTGCTTTTACAATTTCATCTTCCCAAGTATCTGGTGATGATTGTTTATAATAAACTGCTATGTTAAATAGTGCATTGTTCCTGGAACCTTCACCAAAACCTGTTGTTGCAAGTTTATTTAAACAAGGTGGACCTCCAGGAAATGCTTCTTCTATTTTTTTCTTTTCTGTTTTGATTGCTTCGACTGTCTCTTTGGTACAAACAAATTTATCATAGAGCTGATAAAATTCTTCAAGTGAACAACCGGCGCCATTATCGTTGATAGCATAACGTAGTCCTTTCATCTCATTGTAGTAGGGTAAGTTTAAAAAGTTTCCAGTGTCCCCACGATCCACTAAAATTTCTGTTTGTTTTGGAAATATTTCTGATCCTTCATACCCAAGTATGACTGACATCTCTTTTAATTTTGATTGCATCAAAGATGCAGGAATGTTTTCTTTGGTAAATAAAAATACGTGTGCTCCGCCAGATTTACTACGGCAGACTATGAGAGGAAGTTTATGATCCCGAATACTTTTAACGAGGCTAGTATGATCAAAATTATATTCGTCAATATCAATACACCCCCACCTACAATCATTGTTCTCCGTAATGGGGATGATGCCCAAGGCTGCGCCTTTTCCTTCAAGGTGATTTGTCCAGAGTTCATCGGTGACGTCTTGACGAACAATAAAAGCTTTGCCTTGTTGTTTTCCGTTGCTGCCTCGCTCACCGGGTTGATATTGTCCATAAGCGATTTCTAATCCTAAAAATATTGATTTAAATTTGTTCATTATCATTTCTCAATTCTTTGTAAAGGGGGAAGTTGCCTTCCCCCAATATTAATTTAGTACGGAGTTGAATCCGATACTTTCTCTTCCACATCAGCTTTTGTTTGAACGGTCCCTTTAGATACATTTCCAGAAAAGTCTTTTGCACTTAAGTACAAAGCCTTATCTTCTTGTCCTAAAATTCTGTCCTGTGTAACAACCCAGCCATACCAAGAAC